GTAACAATTGAGATGTACCGCGACAGCTATGACACTAGCTAATGTCTCGTGCCGCGCTCACCCACGGCTGGATGTGATCGTCATCTATCCCGAAGATATCACAGTGCGCCCGAAAAGCTTGGAATGCTGCAATGAGGTCCTCTCTCAGGTGCCATGCCGAGTTGGCCTTCTCTTCCTTCCATTCTATCAATTCACCTTTCAACCGCTTTATACTGCTCACCTTCTCCTCCGCGTTCTTTTGTGACCAACGTAGTATCATGTGTAGCCACCACTCCAAATCAGCAACATAAGAACCGCTAACTAGTGTTATGTAGAGGTGTCCTGACAGATCAAGACTCATATTTTTGAGCATATCGGGAACAAAATGGTATTTGACTGCATTCAATCGAATTCTTGAAGATTCACCCCGTAATCCTATGAAGCGACACAAAGACAATTCAGGGATGGGGTCCTCCGGAATATCTTCTCGGAATGAAACGGCGAAACATTCCGCCCACGCGGGGTCATAATTCGTAGTTCTTTTGAACCTATTTGGGTACCGCCACATTAAGAATAAGATCGCGCCGTTTCCATCTAATAGAATCTTTCCATTACCACTTAATCTCAACATTAGCTCACTGCGTGACATCGGCAGATCGTCATAATCTGGTGTGGTCATACGGGATACCCAAAGCGTCGCGATCTCTGATACTTTGGCAACTGACACAATTCTCTCCTTATATGGCGTGTTACAGCGATTCGTTAGATAAAACAAGTCTGCACGTTTCCCCTGCCCCTCGTGGGTCAGCCCGTCCCTTCGCGTTATATGCAAATACTCATACAACAATTTCTTCTCGATCTTTCCAAGATGTTTACCATGTATGTCAATAACCATCCTTCTGCATGTGGCTGGGTTCACCCACTTGAACTGCGGTTGCGTTAAGTGGCTTCGGTCTACCCAAGTGTGCCCTCGGCCCATAACAAGATTCCTTAGCTCATACATATCGTGTGGGGCCCCCGGTTGGGGTAATAAGTCTGAAGTGTAGATACAATAATCTTCATTCCCCTCTGGGACTCTATGTTTTATAATTCCATAACTGAACATCCCAGCGATCGCTCTAAAGATTGCCTCCCCCAATCTGTCCTCTTTCTCTCGTTTTTTGCGCCACTCTATTGAATCTAAGCTCCCCTTATCTGTGCTGACGTCCCACAGGAAAACCCGCTCAATATTAGCACAATCCCTTTTCGTGATATTCAAATCAGAAGGTGATGTCACACATCTTTTAAACGTATATACGTTTGATAAATCACCAGCTGGCGAAATCGGGTCATAGCAGAACCATTCTATACGTCTGAATCTTTTCGGATCACTCTGCGCAAACTGCTTCAGGGTACGTAGATCCCCGCTACCAACATAGTGCACTTGGTCCGCACTCCACACTCCATAGTCCAACATGGATACTAACTTCTCACTCGTTCCCTGGTCCTCCGCATCGCGCCATGTCTTCTTCGGATTATTGTACGTATAAGGCGTCCTCGGCAAACCAAAGACTCTTTGCTTCCTTGGATCTACAAAATTTAAAGTTTCTGCTTCACTTCCATGAAATTCCACACACGTAACCATTGCGTATTCGCGCAACATGTCTCCAAACTTCTTACGCAATTTCAGCCTTTGAGTACCTATTATCGTTTCAAGTTCTTTTGCGCTTAACCTGTTCGCCTTATCCCGTGGTATCTTTATGTCTGGATGTATCCACTCTCCCCTTACTGCCACTCTAGTGTTCGTGGATATAAAGATAAATCGATGACTTCTGAGCTGTCGGATTGACCATTTACTCACATCCCCTAACGCGTACACATCACTAACCCACTTTCCTCTCTCAATCCATAGATCATTCAGTACCTTAATCCGCGATAAATCCCAAATGGGCAAGAAAACTTCCGGTAATAGATGCGTCAAATTGCCTGATAAGTGAAACACGGCACACGGCTCCATCTCAAATAAAC